CAGTCCTATAAAAATCCAATTTGAAGTAGTCCCATCGCTTAATTGCATACGAGAACTACCGCTTGCAATTACACCCAAATCAAAATTAATTTCTGCGTACATAGTCCCCTCCGTCTGCCCAATCAAACTACTAATCCCCGTCTTGCTACAAGCATCCGCAACCCTTGTGGCACTTGCTCCCGTTGTCAAAATTAGCGATGTGGCATAACTTGATGATTCCGCTTGAACGCCATAAATATAAAAAGTTCCCGCGCCATTTGGGTAAATCCAAACCGCACCACTTGAACCCGTGCCACTTGTTGAATTTGTCAAAGTAAATCTTTGCCATTCAGTTGTCAATGTCGGAGATGAACTTGAAACCGTTCCCGAATTATTACGAACATCAACTACCAAAGTTTTTGTCCCACTTGCAACTCTGCCGTAAAAACTTAAAGTTACTGTCCCATCGGGGATGCTAAATGCTACCGATGTATCCCCCGTTCCCGCAGTACTTACAATTTTTGTTGCATTGTTTGTGCCGTCAGGACTTAGTAAATCGGTAGTGTTTTGTGTTTTGGTAATTGTTGAACTTACCCCCCAATTGCTTGTATTTGAAAAATCTATATAATTCGTACTCTGCTTCTCCAACAACAAACTCGGACACCCGCCCCCGCCATTTTGATAGGTTAATCTTGGAACATTTAATCGGTCGGTAGTGGGGAAATAGGGTTTGGCGGTTGAGCCGATGTTGGCTTGAGCGCCCCAAATCGTACGAACAGAACCAATGCCAGGATTTAGCGATGTCCCATTTTGTGATAAAGTTCCATAAAATGCAAAATCTAAATTAGTATTATTTCCCGTATCAGTTCCCGTTACAATAAATCTCCACCAATTACCAACGCTTTCAACACTTGTAACCATTGAAACTTCGTCGGGTGCAATAATGTTTATACTGCCATTAACTTCATCAAATAAAACATAAGTTAATTTTGTAGTTCCACCCGTAAAATATAAATAACTACCCGTAAAATATGTTTTACTTGTTTCTTTTTTAATATAGATTGACAAAGTAACTGTGCTATTTGGTGCAACTGTAATTGTAGTTGCTGAAACTGATTGATAAACACTTGATGAATCTGATTTTATCGAATCCGCAGTCATTGTTCCATTCGGTGCAGTAGCAACATTATATGCCATCACGGGAATATTGTTTTTTGTCCAATACGCGTTGCTAAAATCCTCGCTATACTGCGCTAAATTCCACGGCGTAACCTCCACCAACCCCGCACTATTTATTCGCGTGCCGTTGGATGCTCGAGTGAATGATAAATCACCGCTTCCGTCGGTTGGTACTGCAGAATATACAACATCCTCTTTGTACCCACTCGGGATTAAAACTAGGGAGGCACTATTTAATAAGTCGCTCATTTTGTTATAGGTTGTTAAGTTTGTTCAACAAACAGCTCACGGCCTCGTAGTATCCGCCGTCGGCAGTTACCCTAGCTTTGTACGACTTTACAATAGGCCAGCCTTGACCTTTGTAACTGCCCCCTCGTGTGCCAATTCCTAGCGGAGTAGTTGAAAGCATTTTTTAGTATCCAATTACAGAGCCAGACGAAATAACAAAGCCAGTAATTTTAGCGTTCTTACCTGCTGGCAAATACTCGCCCTGCTGGAAGGTAACGCTAGACATACCTCTTGCGCTTAATACATTTGCAGCGGTTTGAAAGTCTACCTGTACGGTAAAAGAAGTAAAAACTGTGTCTTCGCGAACTACTAAGGCGTCATAAGAAACGCCTGTTACCGTCGCTGCGGTGTGTAACTTAAACCCCTGAGAGCCTGCTACTATATCAATGCTAGCCTGTGCCATGTGGTAAAATTACAAAAGGCACAGAATTAAGGCGTTAACAAATTACGCTATTTTAAACCATTCGGCCCCGTCGCATATTAAAGTAGCCGTTGAATAGTTAGTGCTTAGGTCTATATGGTCGGCCCCGCTAATATTGTATCCCGCCCCGTCAATCCTCAAGTTATGCGCGCTCGGCTTCTTTACAAAATAGTAACGCTTGCCCTTTGAGACATTCGCAGCAGGCAGGTTAAGTGTAATATTACCGCCCGTGCAGTTCGCTAGGTGCCCCTCAAAAGTTACATCCAAAGCGTAAGTTCCAACCGTATAAGTCTTAAAGGTTCCGTGCTCTTGTAAGTGCCACTCCATTATAGTGTTGGCCGCGTCGTATTGAAGCATTACCTCGTAAGAAGTATTTACTGTCGGCACAGTCGCAGGGCTTCCGCTTACGTCGTTAGAAAGGGTTTGCTTAACTGAATCCGAAATCCCGCTAAGCTGTTCGTTAATATTAGATACTTGCATATCCAAATAGTTAACGCGGTCCTTTAATCCGTCGCCAACTCTTAGCCCTTCGCCGCTTCCGCTTACGCCTGTGTAGGTTGGTATAATTGCAACCCACTCGCCAGCCCATTGCTCAGAGCGTGCGGAGTATTGGCAGCCCTGCAATATCCAAGTATAATTATCAAAGTAAAGGGATTTAATTGCCGTCAAACTTCCGCTGTCTACCCAAGTGCCTTGTATAACTGGCATGAAATCTTTGTACAAACCTGCCACGCTATTGCCTAACGCTGCTGTAATCGTTCCGTAAGTTACCGAATCCCAACCGCCGTACCAAGTAGAGCCTGCGGGTATATAATTTGCACCGTCATAAACTCGTATAATACCCGTTGCGTATTTAGTATTACTTGAATAGTATTTAGGATTAAGTATTACAGGAACCGAGTTAACAGAGTTTGCAGCTGCGGGGGTGTAGACTTCGCTAATATCAAAAGTAAAGTCTGGGTTCTCGTATGGGCTTGCGTCTGCAAATGCCACATTAATAGCGCCCCAAAAATCTTTAGGGGTGGGCGATGACATGTAACCCGTAGGCTTTCCTTTTTTATCAAAGTTACTAAATACGGATTCAACAGTTATTATAACTCTCAACTTATCAAAGCCAGTCGGGGCCGTCGTTAAATTCCTGTCAAAGTTGTAAGTGCTCCAAGTACTTGTCTGTTTATCCGTGTCAACTTTTTCCCGTGTAGTTGGAACTATTCCGCCCGCATTATCTATCCAGTAATAGTTACTAAATCTCGATGGGCTTTTAGAGTTGCCACTAGAATCTAGCGCAGCAATTTGCACGGTTACTATTGTATACTGCTCAGGATAAGTTACACCCGAAACAACTTTATAATCGCGGGCAAATTTCACGTTAAACCTTACGCGTATAGGCGCATCGTCTGGCGTGGTTCCTGTCGGGATATTTGTAAAATCTTTATTTAAGGCAGTCGATGTTTTGTTATTCCAACTCCTATAAACTCCAGCTCCTAGTCTTCGCTCTGTGTCAATTTGTACAAACTTAGCAGCAACTTGGTGCGTGAGGTTTGGCTTGGCTTCCCATTGCGGACGCGTAGCCGTTGCGCCTAAAAATTGACGGTGCGCATAAGTGGAAGTCGTGCTTCCAAACTGAAGCGTATAACTATAAACGCGGTAAGTTATTGTAGTGTCTATATAATCCGCAAAACTTACAAGCCAGTATTTACCCTGCGAGTGGATTAAGCGCGCTTGCTTCACCTCGCACAACTGCTCTAACGCTTGCGCGTAATCTAGCATATCGTTATCGGCGTAAATAAATTGGTTTACATCCGTAGCCCTTACGTCTTTAAATTGGTCGTATCCAGTTACAAAAGTATTAATATCTACCTCTTCTAAATCAAAGCCTTTGCGTGAAGCTGCTGAGTTATAAACTGTGGAGGCCTCGCGGAAGTAATCCGTTTGCGTTCCGTTCACTACCCAATAATCTTTTAAAGCTAGGGTATCCAACGCACGCCTAAACATTTGCGCTATTGTTATTTTACCGTCGCTAAAGTTACTAGCATCTACCTTGTAACCGCTTAACAACTCTAGCCCGTCAACTGCCACCAATTCAATAACTGGCTTTGCCTGCATTGACTCTCTTAAGCGCGTTAACTGGTCTGCTAAAACTCTGCCGACATAATCCAAAACGCCGTCCTTATAAATCAATATCGCCCAGTACTGCTCTGTAACTGTGGCGATAGATTCAAAATCATTAAGCACAGTATCGTTAGGCATAACCCAATAAGTAGCAACTCGGCTAGGTCGTATGTAGTTTGTATATAAATCGTCGCCCTCGCCTTGCCTAGTTATGTTATAGCCCTCGCCTGCAAGCGTTAACTCTGTGGAACTATTTAGCGCCTCTAACTTTGTGCTCAAACATCCCGCCGCCTCTTGGTATCCACCCGCAGCAGTTACGCGAGTCGCATATAAGCCAGTAAGTATTTCGGGAGTAGTGCCGTTGGGGCCGTCCCAAATTTCTACCCTGTGGGTTATATTCTGTATGCTCTTAAAACTTCCAACGTATTTGCGTGCCATTATCCTCTTTTACTATCGCGGTTATATCGTTCCAAAACTATTGCCAAGTCGCGCCCCTGTATACTTGTAGAGGCTACAAATCCGCTGCTACTGTCGTTATTCTTTAACATTCCTTTTAACTTATCCAACGGCGCTATAACTTCAGGGTTACTGCGAGCGTTGGGATATTCGCCCATAAGTCCGAGCGTTGGACCGCTTACAATTCCACCCTCTGCAAAGGCTGTGACCTCTGGGCCGTTCGCTAAAGTATTACGCACGATTGCCGCACCCGCCATCAAAGCAATACCTGCAGCCGCCGCCGCTATCGGATTGGCTACGATTAATTTTTGGAAGGCTTCCGACGCTATGGCCGTGGTTACCAAAGCCTTTCCTAAAGTTTGCATAAATCCCGCAATCGCGCCTAGCATATTTTTACCAAAGTTTTTGCCTGCACCTTCTTCGCCTGTTGCCATGTCTGCAATAAATTGCGCCATGTTCTCAGCCGTTTGCATTTGTAACTCGGCAAAGGCTGCATTAATAGCGTCTAGCGCAGTCTCTGTTTTGGCCGCCCATTCTGCCGTCTTAATTGCCGATGCATTTAAAGCGCTTGCGTGCTGTTGAAAACTTGCACTGTTGCGGTCTGCCATCGTTTTAAACGCGTCGCTTACCTCTACGGTAGTAGCAACAACCGCAGGGCCCTCTTCAATAACATCCGAAAATAATGGCTCAACTTTAGCCCCTTCTAATGCAGGCGGGATTTTGTCAAGCTCCGCCAATACATCGGCCATTGATTGCTTTACTATTGGGTCAACTGGAGCCAACAAACTGCCGCCTGTATTCTTTGCGGTCAGCTGTTCAGTGGCTGTAGTCAATCCTTTGACTGCGTCCTTTTGATTATTTATCGCGGTAGTGGTCCCTGTTGTGGCGACTAGGTTTAAATTTTCAGCCGTAGCCAATCTAATAACCGCCTCAACTTGCCCTCTTAGTGCAGCCTCGTTTATATTTAAAGCTTTGTTTAAGCCCTCTTGCGCTTGCTGATAGCCTTGCGTTTGCGACGGGCTAGCTCCAATGCTTTGCAATCTACTAACCTCGTTAAGCGTGCTAACTCTGCGCCTGTCCTTTTCCGCTTCAATGTCTAATAGCTTGCCCTGTAATTCCTGCAACTTTGCGGAGGCCGCCCTTGCTCTGGCGTTCTTTAAAATTTCCGCCGTTAAGTTAGTTGTGGCGGTGCTTAGGCTTTTAGTACTTACCTTTTCTAAATCTTGATTTTTTAAATAGGTTGGATATATTTTTTGAATTTCCGCTAAAGCTTCTTTGCGTGATTTCATAGAGGCCGCTTGACTGTTTACAATAGCCAGTAATGCGCTTACACTTTTTGCCTCATCTTGAAAATTCTTAATTGTATCGTCCTGTATATCGTTTAAATTCTTTTGCGCTGCTGACAATTTTTTAGTTTTGTCCTCATATCCCGCAATCGAAATTACAATAGCACTAATCGCAGCAATAGCCAAAGCCCAAGGAGCGGCGGCCATTACTATATTTAAAGCCCTCTGTGCGCCTATCGCGCCAGCTGCTGCCGTAGTGTAAGCAGTTTGTGCGGCGGTTAATACGCTAGTGCGCAACGCAAGGAAGCCCTGCACCGCTGCGCTCTCTTGCTGTAAGGTATTTTGTACGGCTTGCAATCCACTTACTAAGGCCATAGCTCCCTGCAGCTTAACCATTGTAGCCTGCAGGTTTTTATTTTCAACTCCTGCCAAAGCAGCCGCACCTTGGATGGCAGCGAAGCCACCTGCTAATCCCTGCACTCCACCGAGCACAGCGTCTAGCCTACGCGTATCGCTTGCAAAATACCCAACCTCTCCGCGCGTGTCAGCGATGGCGTCCTTCATGCGGCCCGCCTGTTTAATTATTTCGTTAGCAACTTGGGCAAACTCTGGACCTAACGCCCGCGCTTCCATTGCTAATTGGGTTAACTGCCTTACGCTTCCCATTGTTGGGTTACGCGTAGCAATCGCTGCCAAACGCTCTTCCATCGACTTAGCGGACTTAGCAACCTCGGCACTCATCTTATTGCTGCCAGATTGAACTACTGCAATAGCCTTATTAAAGCCTTCGCGCAGTTTCTCAATGTCTGCACCAATTACAATATTTAAACTTTTAGCCATTACCTAGTAAAGTTAATTATATAGTCCTGCGAAATTTGGTATAAACCCGCAAAGGCTGCCGTATCGTCGGCAGTTTGTATTTCGTTGTCAAACTCTATCGTTTGGCATTTAATCCCGTTAAAAGTATTTGGCAAAGTAACCGCCTCAAACGCCGTCCGAATAGCTGAAGATACCGACTCGGCACTTGCTAAAGTAATCCCGTAAGCATTGACTTGCACCCTTACAAACTCCGTGCGACTATGCCCTGACTTTGTAGGGTTAGGTATGTCGCTAATTAACTGGTAACTCACAGCAGGGAAAGCGCTTTCCTGTGGTATTCTAACGGGATTTAATCGCG